AGTGTAATTATATATGAACATATGGCAAGTAGGCGTAAGAAACCTAAGGAGACGGACAAAATTTTGCCGATAGCGGAAAGCAAGTACAAATTAAACTTTAAACATTTTGATTTAACAGGCAAACAAAAAGATTTTTTACACAAAGCGTTTGACGAAAAGACAAAAATAATGTTCATAGCGGGTCCCGCGGGATGTTCTAAAACATTTATGTCAGTATATTCGGCGTTGAGGCTCTTTAATGAAAACAATGATTTGGATATTTTTTATGTGAGAACAATCGTAGAAAGCGCAGATCGGGGGTTGGGTCATTTGCCCGGAGATGTAGATGAAAAGTTTCACCCGTTTATGATGCCATTGACAGATAAGATGCAGGAGATTTTAGCAAGCGATCAAATTAAAATGTTGACAGAAGAGAAGATTATCTCGGCGGCCCCTGTTAATTACTTGCGCGGAGCGAATTGGTTTAATAAGCTTATTATTGCTGACGAGTCACAAAACTTTACGTTGAAAGAGCTGGTTACGCTAGTGACCCGCATTGGCAAAAACACCAAAATGTTTATTTGTGGGGATCCTTTGCAATCTGATATTAATGGCAAAACTGGCTTCCGGACAATGTGGCAAGCATTTAACGACGAAGAAAGCTCAGAAGAGGGAATACATTGTTTTGAGTTCACTAAGGACGATATAATGAGAAGCGAAATTCTGAAATTTATAGTAAATAAAATTGAAAATATCCCAAAAATCAAAATTATAAAAAATGGCTAGTATATTTTGTCCTGATTGTGGAGCGAGAGCTACCTACACCTTAAACAAACCAAAGTTTTGTCAATCGTGCGGAATCCAGTTTGGCAAGGTGAGTACAGCTTCGAACGTTACAGACGAATTAGAAACACAAGAAGAGGAGGATATCCCTTCGTTGGATAAACTAGAATATTCGGTTGATTTGGAAAGCGGTAACACCACTTTGGGGGATTTGTTCAACAACCCCATGGATCCCGCGCAAGTTGACACATCTAGTGCCACTACCCCCCAAAAGGGAGGAAAAAGAAAAAGGCAGAGCAAAAAAGATTTTCTCGCTCAATCCATGGCAGAATGTGCGTCTAGCCGACAGTCACACATCACTGAGGATGGAGCAGAATGAAACTTACGAAGATAAGGCGCATGTAATAGACAACGAGATACGGAAGAGGTACTACAAGTGGCATCTTCACGCTATTGCTTGGTTTGACTTTGATGATGTTGCCCAAATCATTCGTGCGCATATTTTTAAAAAATGGAACCAATGGGACCAGTCCCGCGCTCTTGAGCCGTGGGTTAACAAGATTATTACTAATCAGTTAAAAAATATATTACGCAACAATTATTCTAATTTTGCGCGTCCCTGCCTTAACTGCGAACACAACCAATCTAAAGAGCAATCAGAGGGGCAGATAGCAGCCTTATGTGCCTTTACGCCTAGCGGCCTTCAGTCCAACGAATGTGACTTGTTTGCCAAATGGGAAAAAACCAAAAAGAATGCCTTTGATATCAAAATGCCCTTATCCCTAGAGTTCCATACGTACTCCCAGAATACAGTCCCAGAGGATCATTTTGACATTGGGCGTGCAGCATTATTGTTACACAACAGGATGAGGGGCCTCCTTACACCGCGCCATTATTTTGTGTATAAAATGCTTTTCATTGACGGTATATCTGAAGAAGAGGTGGCTCGTATTTTAGGGTACAAAAGCAACGAAAAAGGAAGAAAAGCGGGGTACAAACAAATAAAAAATTTAAAAAATCAATACAAAACTACAGCAAAGAAAATAATTCAGAAAGAGGATATTTTTTATGAATAATTATATTTTATCTCAAGATGAGAAAAAGAAAGGAGTGGACCTTTTCAAAGAGCTGGACGGGGACCTTAATGAGGCAACAAAAAAACTTTTTGATGATCCCAATGAAAAAGGCAGTACAGTCAGGGGGCGCGCTCTAAGAAAATTTTGGGTAGAAAAGGGTTTTGAGTATCGCACGAAAGTCAAGAAAAAGGCGGGAAAATATTTCCTGCAGGACGGCGAAAAGGATTTCGTGCACAGGCATTATTGTGCGGAGGTAACCAAAAGAGAGCTCGCCCAACTTTTGTGGACAGAGGAAACTAATCATCGCGGTTTTTTCGAGAGCGCTAAGTTTATTGCGCTATCAGATTTCGTAAATCGAGAGTTCCCTAATATGACAAATCTTAGAGACGAAATTACAGGGGATCGTTACGCACCACCTAAAATTATGACTACCTTAGTAAAAAAAGTCAACAAGGTTGTCTTCAAGGACTTTGATTTAGATAAAATTAATGTTCAAGATAAAAAATGCTTAGAGTGTTTGCTTACCTTTCTGTCTGCCCCTCGTTTTATACAAGTAATCAATGCTTACAGTACAAAGCAAAACCGTGAGCTGTTAGAATCCGAGTTTATCCGGGCGACGTGGGATAAACCTGATTTGACAGCAGATGAGCTTAATTTATATATTAATGTATGTATGGATTATGTTAATTTGAAGGAAATAGAACAACAGAAACAAAAACTGAATTTGATGTTTGATGATACTGAAGGTCAGAACGATTTAACCATGAGGTTGACGGAGATGCTTAAAACCAAATCCGAAGAGTATAATCAATGTACCAACCGTATCGATAAGATGGTTGCAAAGTTAAACGGGGAAAGGTCAAAAAGAATAGCAAACCAGCAGCAGCGCAATGCGTCGGTGCTAGCGCTTGTGAACTTGTTTCAAGAGGAAGAGGAGCGCCGTTTGATGCTTCGCATGGCGGAGATGCAGAAGGTAGGCGTGAAAGAAGAGGCGGATAAACTCGAACAGATGACCGACTGGAAAGCTAGAGTTTTGGGGATTACTAGACAGGAGATCATATAATGGAAAGAATCTGCAAAAAAATATTTCGTTGTGTAGAATGCAAGAAAGAGTTTGAAGGGAGGGGGTCATTGCATAAACACCTAAAACAGCACGGCTTATCTTTGGCAGAATATTATACTCTTCATTATCCGCGCGTAAACAAACTCACGGGAGAGCCATTGCCGTTTAAAAAATATGAAGAGTATTTTGAGAGGGATTTTTCAACAAAGCAACAACTTAAAAAGTGGTGCGCTAAGGCCCCTTCGTTAGAAGTGGGAGAGTACATATTATCGTTAATTGAAAAAAGACAACTCAAAAAAGACAGGAGATATGCCCCTTTTCACTTAGAAGCTAAAAGTTGTTTTTTACCGGATATAGATATTTACAGAAAAATATTTGGTAGCTATAATGAAGCAGCAAAAAAAATAGGGTTGCGTCCACTTTACCATCGAAACTTGCCCAAAGAGTTTTTTACAAAAACATTGCCAAAAGATCTCACTATAGCGGTAGATACTCGTGAGCAAAAACCGTTATCTTTTGACTGTCACCAAGAAAGTTTAAAATTAGAGGTTGGGGATTATGTGGCGACTGGAGAGCAATATTCTTACACCTATGTAGATCGCAAAGCGGGTTCGGACTTACATTCCACCTTGAGCAACACAAATTACGAACGTTTTAAAAGAGAGTTGCAGAGGGTTAAGGAATTGGACTCTTATCTATTTATAGTTATAGAGTCAACTCCAGAAAAAATGATCAAGGCAAGTAGGGCGTTCAAGCGAGCCGCAAACATTGATTTTGTTTTGAAGAGGGTTAGAGATTTAAGTTATGAATTTCAGGGACACTGTCAATTTTTGTTTACTGGAAACCGTCAAATATCAGAGGAAATTATTCCCCGACTGCTTTGCAAGGGCAAAGAAGTGTGGAGTACGGATATGCAATATTTTTTAGACCATGAGTTGGACAGAAGGAACACAGCGTAGGCCCCCTAGCAAATACAGGTCAAACGAGGAACTGGCTGCGATAGAGGGTTTTTTGGATGAGCGTGAGGCCAAAATTGCCTTGTATGAGTTTTTGCGAAATAATATTACTTTTACAGCAGAGTTGTTAATGGGTATTAAGTTGTTTCCGTTTCAACACATGTCTATCAAAGGTATGTTCGAAACTGACTATTTTTTAGGGGTATGGGCTCGTGGGATGTCTAAGTCTTTTACAACAGGTATTTTTGCTGCGCTAGACGCNATTCTGAATCAAGGTGTTGAAATTGGTATTTTATCAAAATCTTTTCGACAAGCCAAAATGATTTTTAAGAAAATTGAAGATATTTCCATGCATCCTGATGCAGGGCTTTTCAAGCAGTGTATTACTAAGGTTTCCAAGAGTAACGACGAGTGGTTGATGGAGATTGGACTGAGTCGGATTCGAGCTCTTCCTTTGGGGGATGGTGAAAAGTTACGTGGTTTTCGTTTTCATCGTATTATTATTGACGAGTTTCTGTTGATGCCGGATAGGATTTATAATGAGGTTATCGTTCCGTTTTTATCTGTGGTGACCAACCCTACTCAGCGAGATGATCTTGATAAATTGGAAACTCGATTAATTGAAGAAGGAGAAATGAGGGAAGAGGATAGGCATGTGTGGCCCAACAACAAGCTTATAGCGTTGTCTTCCGCTTCTTATAAGTTTGAGTACCTTTATAAGGTTTATCAGCAATTTGAAAATAGCATTGTGCGCACAGAGCAAACAGATAGCGCATCTCGGTGTATTATGCATTTTTCGTACGATTGTGCACCAACCCAACTTTACGATCAGAATCTTCTCAACCAAGCTAAAACCACTATGAGCCAATCTCAGTTTGAACGTGAGTTTGGGGCTGTTTTTACAGATGATAGCGCGGGTTATTTTAAAACAAGTAAAATGGCCCTATGTACAGTACCTGATGGGGAAACGCCGTGTATCGAGGTGCAGGGAGATGGTGTATC